TCGACCGGCGGCGGGCGGCACTCGCGAAACGTGGGCAGCCGCCGGGCCTGGTGTCCGCAAACGCGGCACCGCAGATCGACGCTATCGTAGTCGCAGCGGGTCACGAGATCGTCGCGGTGTAGGCAGGAGTGTCGAACGCCCCAGAGACCAGCGTGTACGCCCCAGCCGGTGGCGAACAGACCGGGAAATCGATGCAATCGCAGCCAGGGTTGTACGCGCCCGGAACGAACTCAAACTCCCCGGCATACAGGTTAATCCGAAGCCGGCACTTCTTGTAGCACGTATCGTCGCAGTCTGCGGCAACGAATGTATTCAATGCGCCAGGGCCAGTGTTAGACAGCGTCGCACATGGCTCTATCGCAGCCTCTAGCGTGAACGCATAGGTAGTTCCCTCAAACACATACGAAAAGCCGCCTTCCCATAGCGTAGTGTTCGCGTTGGTGCTGATTAATCTGCTGCCTCGGCTCAGTACGTAGTCTCCCTCTGCGGGCCTGCCGAACGAGCTCTCAATCAGATATTCCAGGTTGATGGTAACCTCGGCCGGCGTGGCCTCTTCGTTCAGGCAGCACGAGCCACAGACGCCGGTCGCGTGAGATGAGCCGCCAGCGATTGAGGGAACTACCGGCGAGCCCGTGGCATCCGCGACACTGCCGCCGCCAGAGACAACGGTCGCGGTGACATCGTTAAACGCGGTCACGCTCTGGGCCTTGTCGGGAAACTCCAGCGTAAAGCTACTGCAATTCGCGATCTGTTCCTCGGTGGTCAGGCTGACGAGCGGGGCTTGCAGCAACGACTTCGCGGGCTCGGTACTCTTGTCTTGGCGGTACTCAAACACAATGGCTGCAGAAGAATACGTGCCGAGAGCCAGAGGGTTGCACAGATAGGCCCGGTACTCGCACGCATAACTCGGGATGTTGAAGAAACTCCCGAAGAACTTGCTGCGGGCCAGCACGAACGACTTGCCGTTCATGTAGTCGCCCATGCACCATGTATTGGGAAACCCCGTGGCTTCGTAGCCACTGCCGCCGTTAGTTATCGTGACGCTCGTGATCTTGCCGAACGTCGCGCTATCGGGGTCATCGTCCACGTTCGCCGCGAGCACCGCCCCGGCTCCATCGCTCGGATCAATCTGATCGAGCACTACGGTGATAGCAGCGACCAGCGCCGGTGCGTCGGGGTCTTCGCCGTAGAACGCCCCGCCGTCCGACAGGTCAATACTTTCAATCTCGCCGACATTTGACGTCTGGATCAACGCGAACGCTGCGGATTGCTGGGTCTCGCCAGCCCCGAGCGTGAACACGATCTGCCCGCCATCGGTGTACCCGCTGCCGCCATCAACAATCGTGAGCCCCGAGATGGTCCAGTAAGGCAGTCCGCACTCGTCCTCTTCTTCCGTGAGCGTCACGGTGATGTCGGCTCCCGAGCCGCCGGGGCCATCGGCAGTGATGGTCGGCTCAACGCGGGCCAGTGTCGCGTAACCGCTACCGCCATTGTTGACCGTCACGCCCGTGATGACGCCGGCCGCCGTGGTCGGGCTCGCCGTGGCCCCGCCGCCAAAACAAGAATCAAACGACACGAACAAAGCCTGGAACGCCGGGCCGACATCGGGATACCCGTCGAATGTCACCGTCACCGTGTCAGGCAGCTTGCCTGTCGCACACTCGCCGCAGGGGATGTCGCAGCACGGGCTGCACGAGGCCCCGAGCATGAAGCCCAGCGGATAGAGCGAGAGGGAGAACGCCAGCACCGCCAGGAGCGGAATGGATGCCGGCTCAATGGATGAGAGCAAACTCCAAAGCATTAGTCGCACTCTGCCGCGATGACGTACCAACCGAAGCCGTTATTGCTCACGGCAACCCAGCGGGCAGTACTGGCAGTTTTGGCCGGTATGTTGGCGAAAATGTTGTAGGCGGCCACGGTAAGCGCTGATGCCGTAGGAATGCCGTTTGTTCCAGGAGTCCCGCCTGTAATCGTAATGGTGCGTTGCGACTGCTTGCTCCAAGCGGCCGAGCCGTGCGTGCCCAACATTAGCCGCACGCCGGGGGCCGCACCCTCTGCCACAGGGGACTGGAGCCGGATGGTGTGAGGGTGCTTCTCAGTGGAACGCACCACCCGCCCGATCCGCTTGGCGTCGCCGTCAGAAAAGCCATACGTGGCCATGCGTCACTCCGCGAGGATGATGTACCGCAGATTGGCCGGCGTGCCGTAGCTCCGTGCCCCCACGCTCACGTTGCCGATCAGCGGCAACATGGCAGGCTGGCCGCGACGCAGCTGCACGAACTCGTGCAGGTTGGTCCCGTCGTACTTGCCCAAGGCGATGTAGGCGGTGCCCGAGGTGGCAGTCGAAAGATTCCTGAACGAGGCGTAGCCGGCCGTGGTCACGTCGCCCAGGGCAATGGTCTGCACGGCGTTACTACCGACCACGACCACGCCAGAGGCGGCCCGCTGCGTCGTCTGATCGACGCGGGTGGAGTCGGACACGGATTCGTCATAGTTGCCATTCCGCACGGCGAGCGAAAGGCTCAGGGTGATTTCGTTTGCCATTAGATTCCAGTCTCAGTAAAGAATGAAGTGTCCATAATCTCAGACGGGTACGGGTACAGGTAGCGAATCCTTAACTCCGGCGGCTCATCGTTTCCTGTGCCGCTGAACGGCTCGACTTGCCCATTGCCGTTGAGCGGAACGGGCTTGCTGACGGGATTGCCGGCATTGTCCAAGATGGCCTGCCGCTTGCCGCTTACGATTTGGTTGAAGCCGATGTCGTAGTACTCAATCGACCAGTTGTTGGGCTTGTAAAGAAACTCAACGCTGACGCTCCAGACTTGGTTCTTTTCGTCGAAGTCGGCGTTGTATCCAACGCATCGAACGGTGTAATCGGCCTTGTTTCCCCCAGGGGCAATGTTGAAAAACCCGATGTTGCACGTATTGACGTAACCATCCAGCGCGTCAAAGTTGGGAGCGAGCACGCGGGTGTTCGTGTACGTCATCCGCAGCAGGGACGTATCTTCTTCCAGACCGTCCACCGGATCGCCGGCCGAGTTTTGTGCCGTCTTTTGGCCGCCGCCAACCTGCGGCTTGCCGTTTGTTTCGGCCACCGTTTCCCACCCCAACGCCGGCTCAGTCACTGACGTTGTCTGAATCGACCACCGCTGGAAAAACTCCGGCGTGAGCAGCTGCGGCTCCGGCAGGCCAGGCCCCTCGGGCTTGCCCACATACCGCACAGACATGACAACTGCGCGTTCGTTGTCTTTGTAGTGCGACAGGTCGCGAGAGTTGACGTACAGATCGATGCCGCCAACCTGAATCAAGTCTTTGAGTCGCGGAAGTCTTTTGTTGCCTAGGTTGGCCCACGTGGCCTGGTTGTCCAGAATGTCCGCGAAAGACGGGTCTTTAGTGTCGGACAGAATCAGAAAATCTTCCGACCCCGTAAACTGTGCATCGCCCTTGTCGCTGAGCGTTTCGGTCAGCTGCAAACTTCGCAAAATGCGGGCGTCAATGATGGCCATGGTTACACCGAGATGCTCGCGAGCCCAAAGCCGCCCGAGGAACTAAGGGAGGAGTTTAGTTCGTCCAGTTGGTCGACCATTTCGCCAGTGTTGTCGGCCGTCTCTTCTGCGGCCTTTACACCATCCTGGCGAGGGTCGGCACCTCGAGCGATGGCGTTACGAAACGCTTCGCCCTCGCCTGTGCCAACCACCATTGCCTGCAACGCCGCACCGCTGGCCCGAATCGCCGGAGCGATGGATCCGGCAATCGTTTGACCTGCCGCCGCTCCAGCTGCGGCTCCTGCTTGCTGCATTTTTGCGGTGACGCTGGCGAACTCGGCATCGAACGCCGCGAACGGGTCCGACATGTTCCGCACGCCATCTGCGAAGTTGTCGGCGGCAGCCTGGCCCCACAGCTCGGCCTCGTCACCGGCGGCAGTAGACAAGCCCGACACGGAGTCGGCAGCGCTACGAAGGCCGGACGACAAGCCCACGTCCATGCCGGGGAGCGCTTCGGCTGCGTCCGCCATCGCGGACAGCATGTTACCGATAGCCTCAGTGACGGCAGAAAACGCCCCAAGGGCTCCCGTGATGAACACGCCAAGGAAAGAAGAAAGCACCTGGAACGCGCCGTAGAGGAACGTCACGGCACCAGCCACGCCCCGAATCGCTTGACCCAAAGCATTGGCCAGCGTTGTGGCCATACTCCAACCGCTCGCGTTGTCGGCAAAGAACTTCACAATCAGGTTGGCAACGGTCGCAATCGCGGGAGCCAACTCAGCCAAGAACTGATTGATGAAACCTTGCGTCACCAAGCTCAGCCTGCCCATGGCATCACCCATGAGCGCAATGCCAGCAACCTGGTCGTTTCGCAACTTGACGCCAAGGTTTGTCATTAACAAATCCATCTCGCCAATGGCGGTGCTGCCTTGGCGGATGAAGTTCAACAAGCCCTGGCCACTCCGGCCAAAAATGTCGATGGCAGCAGCAGCCTGCATGTGCGGAGGCAGGGCAGCGATTCTTTGAGAGATAAGCTCAAACTGCTGGGCGGTTGAAAGACCGGCCATGTCGTTCATCGTCAACCCTAAGCGCTCAAACGCTTTGGTTGCACCTGGCGCGCCGCTTGCCAGTTGACCCACCATCCGGGACGTACGACGCAGCCCGCCGACCATCATCTCCTGGCTGGCACCAGCTTCTTCTGCCACCTTGCCGAGTACCTGAAGTTCGCCGCTGGCAACGCCAAGTTCTTGGCTTAAATCATCAATAACTTCCAGCTCTTTGGCCGCCCGGCCAAAAGCCGCAAAGATGCTGACCAGGCTTGTGAGGATCAGCAGCGGCGCGAGCAGCGACTTAACAGCCACGCTCAACGCTCTAACGCCAATAGACGCCACCGTGGCCGAGCGGCCAGCCCCGACAAAGCCGGCGGCCATGGCAGTCAGCCGGCCGCCGATGCCCTGAGCCTGCCCGGCGAATCCGCCCAGCTGCTTACTGGCTCGGCCCAGCCCAGCGGTGAGGCCGCCGGTGCTGGCCGTGATGGAGACGTTGACGCGGCCAAAGTTCTTGGCGGCCATGGCTCACCCCTTGGCCGACTGGAGAATGCGGAACATCTCCTGCGGCGTCTGGCCACGCTTCGGAACCGGCATGAAGTCGTGCGGCTGCATGGCCGGCTTACCCTTGGGACGGTTGCTGTTGTAGTTCTGTGCCATGAGCACCGCGTCCCGTAGCCACTCGTCGCCCCACGGCATCAGCTGAAAGGCGGCCATCCACCGCTCGAGCTGCCACCACGGGATCTGGTCTGCCAATCCTCCTGGCCCTTCGACGTTCCACTCGCCGAGTTGCAACGCCAGCCGGTACAGGAACAGCAGCACCGGCCGGCTTTCTAGTTTTTTGCGGCGTCCTCCAAGGCGTCCGTGTTCAGGCCGTTCAGCTTGAACCCGGCGTCCACGATGGCCTGCACGCTGTCGCTGTCCAACTCGCCTATGGCGTCGGCGTCATTGTCCGTGAACATCCGCGTGCCGTCCTCGTTCACGGCCAGCAGGGCCACGACCTGAGCCCGCACGTTCCGCAGGTTCACCTTGCCGGGGATGCCCCCCGTGACGATTTCCTCAAACCGGTCGCGGTCCCGGGAGGTGAACTTGGCCACATACACCGTGCCCAAGCCCGGAACCTCAACAGGTGCCCGAGGTCGCACGTTCCGCTTGGCCAGAATCTCCTCGCGTGTCAGAGCCACAGTCCGCGCCTCCTGCTGCTTAGATGTTGAGGTTGCCCGACAGCTTGATGGTCAGCGTGCCGGTCATCATGTCGTCCTTCGGGGCCGACGCCTCGAATGACGATGCGTAGCCAAACGCACTCCACAGCGCCGTGGCGGTTCCGCCGTTGGCAAAGTAGATGTTGACGGCCTGGCTGGTCGCCACGTTGGTAAGAAGGTTGACCGGATTGAGCGACGGGTCGTGGTGAATCTCCAGCGACAGCTCGCCCGGGTCGTAGTACTCGCTGGCGAGAAACACCTTGCCGCCCGTGGTGAGCAGATGGCTGGCATCGACCACATCACGGCTCACGCCGCCGAGCGAGACGCTGTTGACCTTGTAGTGGGTCGCGCCGCTGCCGACGATGGTGCCGAACGTAACGAAGGTGCCCTGTCCGATGTCGTGAGCCATAGTCTGAGCCTCCTTGCTCAGGGTTCGCTGTAAGTCACATCAACCGACAAATCAGTGCGATAGACCGGCAACTGCTCGCCGCCGGCGGCCAGTTCCTGCTGGTCGTCATCACTCCGAACGACGGCCAACCGGATGCGGTCTGTCTTGACGTATTGTAGGGCGGCCTTGACGGCACGCGCGAGGTTTCGCACCTCGAGCAGGTTGTCCGAGATGCAGGAAAACGTGTACGTGGCCCGGATCAGCGAGTTGCTCCGCAGCAGGTCCGTAAACGGGTCTTTGAGCTGCGACTCGCGGGCAAACACGATGCACGGGAACGCCGTGCCCTGCGGGGCCTGCACCTGGTAGATGCGGCTCCCGGCCTGCATGGCGATGTCGGCGTCGGCGGACAGCACCTGGACCAGGGCCTCGTCAATGTGGGTGACGGTTGGCATTACTTGCCCTGCGCCTTTCTGGCGGCTCGCCTAGCGGCCTCGGCCGTCGCCTTATCCAAGGCGCTAACGAGCTCGACCTGCAGGGCGTCGCGAATGCTGGGCAGCGTCGCGTCTGCCCACGCCGCAAACTTGCCCGTGCCGGCGAAACCTTTGACTTGGCGAAAGAAGATGCCGCCGTTGTCGCTGGATGTAGCCACCTTGCCCTTTAGGTACGGGTATTTGCTGGCCCGAGACATCGGGACGTTTAGCACCTTGGCGCTCTTGGGACGCCGCACCTTTACGCCGTTCTCAATCCACCAGGCGTGAAAGCCTGACCGGGTGCCGTTCTCGCCCGCCTTGCCACCCCGGCGGAAGCCCAGCACAGCCGTCTGCGTGCGGCCTTTCACCTTGGCCTCTGTCACCACGCCAACGGACCGGCGAAGGTTGCCGGTAGGACCGCGAGCCACCAGCGACTTGACCGTTTTGACGTGTTGCTTCGTGACCTTGTTTACCGAGGCCCGGAGGTACTTCTTTTGCAGCCCGACCGGCAGCGCGGCGAAGCCTTGCAGGACTTCCTTTACCCCGTCGATTGTCATTCCAAGCTGCACGGCCATCAGTCGAGCTTCTCCGTGACCAGCAGCTCATGCTCCTCGCGGCGGCCCCGCTCGACGACCGAGTCGATCTCAAACGTGCGGCCCTCGCTCACAAGCCGCATCTTGGGCTTAAGCCCCGGCGTGTACCGCAGTCGCACTCGGTGCGTCACGGTGCCCTCGGTCTGCAGGCTGGCCACCCGCTCGGCCCCCGACAGCGGCAGCAGGGCAATCCACCGAGTAGCAAACGTGGAGTAGGTGAACGTCGGCTCGCCGATGCTGTTGACGCCCTCGGTGGGCGTCTCAATCGTCGCCTTCTGGTCCATGATGCCGGATTTCAGCATGGCTCATGTCCCGTAGATGACGAGCGTCCAGGCCGACGTGCCGCTGGCCTCGGT